AGACTATCTGCCAATTGATCGGCTTCTTTAGCCTGTAAAATTATTTGCCTGTCGCCCTTTTGCCTGAGAGTCCTAATCCTCGCAATTAGGTCTTCAATTGGCCTAGTTTGAATCTTGGAATTCTTTGACTGCATTGTTTAACACCTGTTGCATTTCTAGTTTAGTTTTGATAGGGCCTTTGTAATCATACCTTGAAAGTGTGATCATTTTTGGACAGTATGCTTTACGCCAACCTTTCTCGAAGCAGATTATATAATAACCAGCACAAAACTGGCTTTTTGATTTTGGAGTCTTGGTGTATACGGGTAATTGCTTTTGCACATCAAACATTGGGTTGTAAGGATGTTGGCTACAAGGGTATCCATGCACATCAAAATTGTCCATTTGAATTTCATCCTCGGGTTTTTTAATGTTGGTGTCATCAAATATCCCAAAGCCAAATTTAGAAAACAAACTCTCCTGTGTATGGAAAACCTGTCGCTTGTCTGTTTTACTTAAAAAGATCCAACCATTGTTTTCTTGTTTCTGCAACGTGCCTAACTTTTGGCCGTTCTGTTCCACTATCCAAAATTTATCTTTTACTAAAGTCTTTGCTCGTACTGTCATGCTTGTAACCTCGCATTAAAAGGCTCAACATATAATTGTGCCTGCTCACTAATTCTATTTAAATCATACTTGCCACAGAACCTCATGAATCTGATACCAACTTGATCAACACTTTTGTTTTCTGCTTTGGCCTGTGCAATGGTTTGATCTAACTCCTCGATAATTGCTTCTGGTTGTGCGTGTAGGTCCACAAGTAATCTATTACGTTCATAATCTTCCATTACCCTGTGTTCTTTGCCATCGTGGTCTAGCCACTTGCTTAACATCAAATTATTCCATGTGTACCCTTTTTCTTTGCGATCCGCGAATGCTTCTTGTAGGCCTATTTTATTTTTAGTACCTTTTGTCCTTACACCTGGATATGCTGAAAAAATGTTATCACTTGGATCACCTCTCATGGCTTTCTCGAATATTATCCATTCAGTGTCTGGTGCTGGTTTGGGTGCCTTTAATTTTTTATCTACCACAGGGTCTCCTGTTTTTGCGTCAAACCATCCTTCGTGTGTTAGAGTAGTTTCATTTACACCGTTATACTGTTTTACATTTGGCGTAATCAATTGATTTAGGTCCTTGTCTGTGCTTATTATGACGTGTTTGTGTTCAGGATGTGTGTCTATCCAACGTGCAATCAAATCATCTGCTTCTACTCTAGCATTACGTAGAACAGTTGCGTTTGTTTTTGTTTTAATAAAATCACAAAAGTCATCATAGACCTCCCAGAATACTTCGTTCTCTTCTTTCTCTTTTTCTGTCATGGCATCTGCCATCTCTTTCCTATTTCTTTTGTAGGGTGCGTAATGATCCTTACGCCAAGATCTGCCTTCGAGACAGAAAACCAAATGTGTGCCTCCAAAGTCCTGCCATGCTTTCTTTATAGAGTTCATCATGATGTGTATGGCCATACCCACCTTTTCAGATGTGTCGCCACGTATTACATGTCTTGCTCTAAAGAACGTATTTGCTGTGTCTACCAAGATATGTGTCATTAGGACACCTCTGTCTTGCCGTCGTCTCTCCTGTTGATCTGAACGTAGCCAGATCCAGTGACGTCAATGCCTTGTTCATTTCCGATTGTTCTACAAAGTGTTTGGAACCATCTGTCTACTATTTCTTCTTCGGATTGTCCTTCGTATCCAGACTGTTTCAACATATTCACAAATTCATCATTCCAATCTAGTTCAAAGAATCCATTTCTAGGATTCTCAGGATTCACATTCAAGTTGAGAACTTTTACAATTGGTTCTTCACTTTTCTTAGTTTTAGAACTTTTCGTGTTCTTTTTCTTTATAGTTGTTTTTGCTGTTTTCTTTACCTTCATAACATTATTATACTTTATTTTTACCTTTCCGTCTACTTCTATGTACCAATTGCATTACCAAATAGATACACATGGACTCTGGCCGCCACGTTGTATCCTCTTTTAAATGCCTCCTCTGCCACTTTACCAGCAGTTGCAGTCTGCTCTTCTTCTCTAGCACCAGTTGGCATTATCCATACTGGCCAGTCAACGCCGGCCTCTCTGAATTTTCTCACAGTGTTTTCAAGTTCTTCCCACTCTCTTCTACTTGCACCCACAACAAATTTAAGTTGTCCTCTGTCAGAACATGCCTTGTACTCTGCCACGTTCTCAGGCTTGATTGCTTTCTCTGTTTTCTCACCTGACACTGTGAACAGTTTTGGACTCACACTAAAGAATATCTCTTCTGGAATATCTTTGACCCACTGTTTGAATGGCTCAGTAAGTTTTTGTGTACCGTTTGTTTCAAACGTCATTGAACTTGGCAAGTTTGCTCTCTTTTCTAGCGATCTGTATATGCCCATGCTCGCGGCTTGTCCTGTGATCATTAGTGGCTCGCCACCTGTGAAACATAAGTGTTGATGTTGCCTTGAGTTTGGATGTAGGAACAATCCATTTATGTTTGTGTCCGTTTTGAGTATGTTTACAATTTTATCTGCAAGTACTGTGGGAGTTTCGTGTCCCATTAACTTTTTAAATTTCTTTGCCCAAGTGTAACTAGAATCACAACCTTTTTCCCATACAGGCAAATCTTCAACCCTTTTGACACTGTCAACGTCAAAGTCTTGAAAAGGCAGTTCGTATGTGCTTGGATCAGTTGGATCTTTTTGGCCAAATCCGTTACATTGTAAATTGCACAAGAAGAATCTAATCCATGCTGTGGGTGTGCCTGTGTATTCTCCTTCACCCTGTATGCTGTGAAATATCTCTGAATAGTAATATTTTTTTTCTACTTCCATATGCTTGGGTCAATGCTTTTTGTTGCCTGCACTAGTTCCTGTGTTGTGTATTTAGGTTCTTGCACTTCTGTTTTGGTTATGTTATCTGGCCAATCTCTGTATAAGGCGTGTTGTATGTTGTCCTCTACAAATTTGTTAAAAGACACGTGTGCCTTTTCCATTGGACCTTGTCTCGGAACAACTCTGCCGAACGCTTCATCCAGTTGTGCAAGTCCTGTGAACTCCATCATGATGTGCCATTCCGGCAGATCTTGTATTGAACGGAATCCAAGTTTACATCTTGTGATACGGAAACTTGACATCTTGTTTTCATCAACAAGACGCTGTAGGAAATTCCGCATGTTGTCTGCGAAGTCAATGTCGCTGATTCCCTGCTTCTTATCTGCCCAGATATGATAGATGTCTTTATTTTTTTGTCTTGTCATTTTTCTTATCTAGCCTTACCACGTTGCCTGATTTTAAATGACCAACACTTTCTCGTTGTATATCGTTGTGTCTGAACTCCGCCCAGTACAACTCAAACGCAACACCATCTTCCAATCCCTCAAATGAGTGATATAGTCCTGGTTTCACGGCTGTGTAGTCACCGGCTTTAAGTACGGTTTCGTCTATTAGATCATAGTCCTTCTGCCATACACGGATTTTCATCTCGCCTGACATCACGTAGAAACCATTCCATTTGTATTCGTGTTTGTGCTTTGAACACACACCACCTTTAATGAAATCAATTCTGTGGAACTCGCATGAACCATTTGCTTCAATAAGTTCTGTAGATCCCCAAATTTTTCCTGCTTTGTTTCCCATAATGTTCTCTTATTATAAATGTATTTAGATGTTTTGTCAATGGGGGAATAAAATCCCCCAATGATTTAGAGTAGTGTGAATGCCAGCACAGCCGTTACCGCCAATACTACTGCTAGTATACCGGCGCCTGTGTAGACTTTGTTCATCATACTATTTCTTTTTCTTGCCTATGATTTGTAATCTGTTTAGTAGAATACCATATGCTGGTAAGAATACTATTAACCCAACTACAATCTTAGTCAGTGTGTTGTTCTGTGCAACAACGTGCCAGTTTGCACCAATCCATGATAGGTTGCCTTCAGCATCTAACGATCCTGCGAACGCAACGTAAAAGAATGAATAGGTATCAATGATGTTCGCCGCAATGGTTGAGATCGCCGGTGCCGCCCACCATGCCTCTGACTTCTCTCTTATTGCTTGGAAAACATACACATCAAGCATAGTACCAATAGCATAAGCAGTACCACTTGCAAATCCAACTCTGTATGCGTGTGGGTCACCTAATGCCAACAGTACAAGTACTGATGCAACGATTGCCGGAATGATTGCCATTGCAACAACGGCCCTTCCTGCTTCTTTGCCAACCAACCTAACCGTCAAGTCAGTTGCTACTACAACAATCGGAAACGTAAATGCCGCCGCCGCCAGTGGGAACGATCCAAACAATGGAAGGTCCGCTCCGGGGAATAGGTCGAATCTGATTGTGACTAGATAATTTGATAAGGCAATCACTGCCGTATGTAGAATAACTAGATTTCTTACAAGTGTTTTGTCAACACCTGCCATTAACGATTTAAACATTAAATCCTCCTTAAGGTTTTATTAATGTATGCTAATTTTACTATGATTACCGCGATTGTGTCAACACAACCTTTGCGTTATCTTATGTAGACACTAGTTGACATAAGCCTTTTTTCACTGGTGTGGCTGAGAACACGGTAATAATTGTTTGTTTCGAGTTGCCAACCTAATGAGAACATCTTTTTATTGAGCCATGGTTGGTTTGGAGTACACTGAGCAATATGCTGGCCATCCCGACTCCAACTGCCATTGTTGTCCTGTCCTGTTTTTGGTCTCAGTAAAGGTTTTGAATCAAAGGCAATTTCCATATCCTCCCTGTTTTCAATTACCAAACATGATGCCGAGGAATCACTTATTTTTCCTAAGACTCTGTCATGATCACTGATATGGTATATCAGTGCAGACATTATAACAGTATCCACATTGTTATTACCCATAAAATCATCATCGTGTGTTGACGCTCCGTCAAAACTATAATTCTCATATCCTGCTTTACTGCAAACGAATCTAGCAATATTATTTTTAACAGTTCGGGGTTCTATGCCTCTGACATCTAGACAACCGAGGTTTAAGCAGAACAATGACAAGTAACCAAGATGAGATCCAAGATCGAGAATGCTTTTGCCTTTGATGTGTTTCTGGTTTTCGATTATAATTTTATTGAATCTTACAAGGTCATCAACAGGATAGGTCCATTCGTTGCTAGGATTCCATTTGTTGTAGAAATCATCTAGTTGATCAAATCGTTCGTTGAAGTATGCATGATACATGAACTCATAATATTTTTTTGCAGATAACTGTGATTCTATAGACTGTATTTGTTTATTTGAAAGACAGTGAAATTTTTTTTGCAGTGCCTGTTGCTCCGCGAAATTCATTATTTGTCCCACTCCTCCCATGGGAACACTATCCAACTTGGCACTTCGTCCTTGTTTATCTCGTATCCATGATAATCAACTTTGACCTTGCTAGGTTTGTTGTGAATCAGTGCGGCAAATCTTATTCTATCTTCACGTTTGCCAAAGTTATCTAAAATGTATTGAAATGTTGCACCAGAGTCATTAATATCATCTATGATCAATATTTTCTTCTGGAAGGCAAATGCTTTCTCCAGCACAGACAAATTTGGTTTTACAGTGTGATCTCTTAATCTTATATCTAATACTTCATGAGCGGTATTCAGTCTGTGAGAAAGGTAAACGCCTGGTATACAACCACCTCTGTTTATTCCCAATATAATACTTGGCATCCAGTTTGAATGCACCATTTTATCTTCGATCTGTATCAGAGCATTACGCATCTGTCCTGTGGTAAAATAATTTTTTTTAGTATCCATAATAATGATTTAAAATACCTAAAGAATAAATTGCAAGTGACACAGAATTAAGCACAATTAAAGATCTGTCATGCCATAACATGCCAACCACTAACCAGCCAATAAATCCAATGTTTGCTATCCACAAGTTTATAGGGAACATATTTGCCGATGTAAAAAGCATGGCGAAAATTAAAATAATACTACTTGCCCATTTTATATACCACGATAGATCTCCCCTAGGGGTCACTTTTTTATAAACTCTTGAAGAATTTAATTTCTTGATCTTATCATCAAGTTTTTCTTGTATTGGATCTATTTTATTTGGTGTATCGCTCATAAACTCTATTGATAACATTGTTGGTTGTTACAAAACTTGCACACTTGGCCATGTCTTTCAATCTTCTCGCACCGATGTATGTACAGGCACTTCTTACTCCACCTAATATGTCTTCCAAAGTTGCTTCGACAGGTCCTCTGTGCGGCAATGATATAAGTCTGCCCTCGTTGCCTCTGTATCCGTCTTTGCGTTTGCCGTGTTTCTCGCGAGCCCTGTCTGAGCTCATGCCATAAAATTCTATCTTGCCATCGACCACTTCCTGTTCTGACTCGTCATGTCCGGCCAACATGCCACCTATCATCACCATGTGTGCTCCGCCACCAAATGCTTTTGCTATATCACCTGGATGCACACAGCCACCGTCTGCCATAATGTGTCCACCAACACCATTTGCGGCATCTGAGCAGTCAACTATTGCTGAGAACTGAGGTACGCCAACACCGGTCATTGTTCTTGTCGTGCAAACTGACCCGGGTCCTATGCCAATCTTGACCACGTCAGCACCGTTGATGATCAATTCTTCTGTCATCTCAGGCGTGACAACGTTACCTGCTATAATAACTTTGTCTGGATATTTGTCTCTGACCTTTTTAATAAAGTCCACCATGTTCTGATGATATGCGTTTGCAACGTCAACAGTGATCATTTTAACATCTGGAAACATCTCTAGAACTTTAGTCATAGTCGCCCAATCTGGTGCTTCCGGATCCCACATCACGTTGGTTCCTGTACACACCGACACAGATTGCATTCTAACACCTGTGCCCGAGGCCGCTTTCCATTGTTCTGGAGTTGTGGTCTTTGTAATCACGGTCATCATCTTGTGCTTCTGCATTTGTTTTGCCATTGAGAATGTGCCAACGCCATCCATGTTACTTGCGAATATAGGTAAGAAGTCCATCACCTTGCCCGAATTACGGAAAGTGAATTTTCTTGTCATGTCAACATCTCGTCTTGACGATAGTGTGCTACGTTTTGGCTGAAGCAAAACGTCCTCGAAATTTAATTTTGGTTCTGTGTTAATCCTCATCTTCTTGTTCCTTTGTTTTGCATACTTCTAACACACTTTGATAGTGTTCCCAGGCCTGTTTCAGTGCAGGATACTTGTCCCTCATGTCTTCTTCACTAAACAAATCTAACTGTCCCATGTCTCCTAGGTCTCCAAAACTGTATGAAAAAGTATTGTCCATATCTCCACCGTACGTGATACCTTGACTAAATCCCATTTCTAATTGATCTGATTGCGTCATTGCCTGTTCCTGTTTTAATTGTTTTTTTGTTTTAGCCATGACCCTTCATGCTCATACAAATTTTATAAAACTCATCTCTGGTTGCGGGATCGTCTTTGAAAGCACCCAACATGATTGCTGTGGTCATATCTGATTCATGTTCTCGCACACCTCTGTGTGTCATGCAGTGATGTTCTGCTTTGACTACAACTGCAAGATTCTCTGTTTTTGCATATTTTTTCAATTCGTCTGCGATCTGTGTTGTCATCTCTTCTTGTATCTGTGGTCTCTCTACTATGTGATGTACAATCCTATTGAATTTACTCAATCCAATCACTTCACCATTTGGGATAATACCTACCCATGCTTTGCCCACGATGTTCTGGAAGTGATGGGCACACGTTGATCTGATCGATATTGGTCCACTAGTGTACATGCTCTTGTAACCCATGTTAGGAAAACTTGTGACCCTTGGTGCCGGCTTAAACCTACCACCAAATGTTTCTCTGATGTACATCTTTGCCACACGTTTTGCAGTTTCCTGGGTGTTGTGATCATTTTCTGTGTCAATGACAAGACTGTCTAACACACCTTGCAATTTTTCCTGCACTTCTGCTTGTAGAAGATCCATCTCACCTTCTTGTATGAACTCAGAGATGTTGTCATTCGAATGGAATCTCTTGCCTGCTTTTTTGATCCTGTCCTTGATCTTTTTACTGATAGGTCCCTCTGGAACCCAACTGTCTTTTAAAATGTCCTCGCTCATTATTGTATTTCCTTCTTGTGTGTCTTGTTATACCATTGTACAGCAGTCGCCACCACGTTGTCAATACTACTCTGCGTTGGCTCCCATTCTAATACTTTTTTTACTTTATCTATGTCTGCAACGAGATATGCCGGGTCACCTGGCCTGTTGTCATGCACTTCGATGTTCATCTTACCTGTATGTTTTTGCACTGTCTCTAGCAGTTCTTTGTTAGATGCAGGAGCACCAGATCCTAGATTGAAAACTTCTGCGACTGGAGTTTCAGAGGCATAACTTAGTGCCTTCACGTGGGCGTCTGCTAAATCCATTACATGAACATAATCTCGCACACACGTTCCATCTGGTGTGTCATATTTGTCACCAAAGATTTTAAATGTTTTGCCCTGTCTGGATGCATCAATCGCCAATGGTATGATGTGTGTTTCTTTGTCTCGTAATTCTCCAACTTCTGCCTCTGGGTCGGCACCTGCGGCATTGAAATACCTAAGTCCTACACTAGACATTCCATATGCTCTAAGGTAGTCTTTGCATATCATTTCCATCATTAATTTGCTTCCACCATATGCACTTATAGGTTTTGGTGTGTCTGATTCCTTGCATTTTCTAAATCCAGGATCTCCATATGTGGCCGCACTTGAACTGTATATGAAAGTTTTTACACCACACTCCAACAACTTATCAAGCAACACCACAGTTGCAATCACGTTGTTTCTGTAATATTCGGATGGGTCTTTCACTGACTCCGCCACCGAGGCACTACCGGCAAAATGTATGCAACTTGTGATGTTGTACCTGTTTATGATTTCATCTAGCCTGTTTATCTCCTGGGGTAGGTTAATGTCAAAACTTGGACCGAATGACACTGGTTTATTCTTTTCTCGCAGGTCTCTGTCAATAGTGATTGGTGTGTAACCGTTCTTGGCCAGGAACTTACAGGTGTGTGATCCCACATAACCTGCACCGCCGGTCACGAGTACCGCTTTGCTTGACCCTTTAATACTTGGCTTCGGAAACTGGTGTTCTGTAGTGTTGTCCATCTCTTCTCCATTGTTCACCCTTGCCTGTCATAATGTCAATCATCCTGTTGATTGTTCCATTTGTCCAATCTGATATTTGACCTATACTAGGGGATGGTTTGCTTAATAATATTTCTAGTTTGTTCATGGCATCTTCTTGTGACCATGGCACATACATTCTTGTGTGATCGTTTGCAAATGTTTCTGGAAACGACCTGTAAGCCGGAAACAATACATTGGCACCGAGTGCATCAGCCTCTGACACTGTGTTAGATACCCAATCCTGTAAAGCACAATTGAATAAAACTCTCGAATCTGCTAGGATTTTATAATACTCATTTTTCTTAAGATTTTCATGTATTGTTAAAATGCCTTCTTTTGCAAGATGTCTTGCTTCATCGACGTAATATTTGTTATTTGATCTCAAAGGTCCACCTTGACATATCGCAAATTCTACTTCAGGATGTTTTTCTTTAAATTTACCTGCTAAGTCCATAAAGAACTGAGGTTGTTTCTCTTGATCCCATCTCGCACCAAACACGACTCTTTGACTTCTTTCGATGAAAGGTTTTTGTTCTACTCTTCCTTGAACTTCTTCTTTTCCAAAACTGAGACCTGATATGTTATATATTGGCGCCGACCAATTCGCGATCCGCATATGTGCCACCATTTCTTCGTTGGTTGCGAGAATGTGTACGTTTGGAATCTCATTACACATCTGTTCATACATGCTCATCCATTTGCTCATGCCCCAAACGTGTACGAAGTCGTCTGGATCGATTGCCTGTGCCAGACACCTCAAATATATTGCTGGTCTATGTTTCTCTTCCACTTGGTGGAGAATGTAAGGAAGTGATTCCATTCCTGGTTGAAACATGTCTTCGAAAAATATTACATCTTTATTTGTTACTTCACCATTACGCATCATTTGAACGAGATTCATCAATTGGCTCATGCCAAAGTACGACCGCCCGTGTGCGTCCAGGACCTGGCCAACACTTATGGCTTTTGAATCATCTATTGTGGTACCTGGCACCACAACATAGTCTATGCCTCTTTTTTTGTATGCACGTTCTGTCCAGTCTTGTAGTTGTAAAGTGTACCTGCCTTCGTAAGGTTCAAGGCCCATGTAAAATATTTTCATCTAGTCCTCATATAATTCAGGAAAAACTTTCCTGCTGTTTAATTTTCTTTTTGTGTCAAATTCCTTAAGTGTATTATACAATACCTCTTTGTTAGTGTCAAGCAAAGGTTGTTCTAAGATGCTTACCATTTCTTCATACACTTTGTAAAGAAAAAACTTTTTGTCTGTTTGTGTCATTCTATTCTTTATTCTTTTGATGATTCGATCACGTTGTGGTATGGTAATATTTAGAACGTTTTGTTCTGGTGGATCATAAAGGGCGTTCATAATGAATTGATTAGGGTGTACACCATTTTCCATCATGTTGTCGATGAAGTCCAATATATTTTCAGCACAAAAAATGTTCCAGGTCATGTTTATCGATACTTTGTGTGGCAATTTTTGTATTTTGCTCATGTTGTTCAAAAGTGTCTGGTAATTTCCAGGCCATCTAATGTAATTGAATCTCTGCTGGGTGGATTCAGCACTTACTATCCAGTGTACGTTTTCCAGTTTCTGCAATTTCTCATATATTTTTGGTGTAAGGATGGACAGGTTTGTGTTGATTCGCAATAGGAGATCTTGGTTCTCTTCCAAGATCAAATCAAGTATTTTCAAATTCTCTTTGATAAGGAAAGGCTCTCCCCCTGCCATGTATATGGTTTTAAGATTCTTTATGTTATCTTTTACAAAATTAAATGTTTCCTGCATCGCATGGTTAGACATTTTGTCACTTTGTCCTTCAAACTGTGCCCACACACTTGAAAACATTGAATCGCAATAAACACAGGCAAAGTTACAAGTGTTACGCCATCGGAGGTCCATCTGCTGGAGTTCGAACTGGTGCTCGTCTTTGTAAAGTTTGAACGGCGAATCTTTTAGTATCTTGATGTGATACAGCCTGTTGCTTATGTTCTCAAGATTCACATTTTCATGATGTTTTTCTTTTGCATAGCAGTCGGTACAGTTGTATGGAAATTTGTTGTCCAACATTTCTCTTTTGATTCTTCTAAGTTTGTCGCTTTCTTTCAGTATTTTTACCAATGGCATTTCATTCACATTGCCTAGTGTTTCTTTTGATATTGAACAACACTGCACTGATCCGTCGGTATTGACGATAGCACCTGTGAAAGGCAACGGACAAAGGCTTTTATTTTTTAGAAATTTTGAACTCATCGATGATAGTATTTAGACCGCTTACGTCTGCTTCGTAATTTATTTCTGCTATTCTGTAGTCTACTATCTGTGGTTTTGACTGACGTTTTGTAAGTAATTTGCCCATTGATTCTAGAGCAATTTTTTGGTTCTTGTATTCGATGTAATCTAACCTTTCCAGTCCCCAATCTTGATCATCTACTACATCACTACTAACATTTATTATCAATTTACTCGATCCTTCCCAGCATTTAAACATTTCGAATAGCATATCTGTCTGGTGATAGTAATTATGTACCAAATTGATAAACACATCACAATCTTTGGATTCTTTGATAAGGCGTTTTCTATCCATTGGGCTCTTGATGTCATATCCATTACTTCTACTGAACCCAGTAATTTTGTGCTTTTGCCCTAGATTTTCATATATCGCTGATCCCAGGCCTTTGGTGTGTCCTGTGAGTGCAATGTTCATCTAGTTTCCTTGGTCGTCGAAATCATCATACAATGAATATTCGGCAGTAAGTTCTTCTCCAGCCTTGATAGGTTTAACAGTCATTAAGTATTTTACAGGCAGTTGATGCCAAAAGCCTGCGACATTTTTACAATTTGGATTGTCAGAATGATTATAAAAGGCTCCAAGGGCCGTTCTGATCGCCCCATGGGGAAAATTTTTATTCAAGATATGCACAATGCCAAGAACAACTTCAGCATCAAAATCTTTTGTTGCAAATAGTCCAAGGCCTTGTACTTTAGATTGTTTCACTGTCAATCCGTCTGGTAAAGGTTTATACATTATTTGTGCCTCTTTGTTCTATTGTGCAGATATTCTGCTACCTTATATATCCTGTGCAATTCAGTTACACTCTGTCCTGTGTTTCTCCAATGCTTTTCTGCAAGTGGTTCGGCAATCCTTCTTATTGCTTTATTTTTTTTTGACTCCCTTACTCCCTGTTCGTACACTGCTCCGCCTGACTGTTTTGCCTCCAGCCATCCGTGTTCGTGTCTCTTTTTTGAAGATGTCATCCCAGTTGCTCCTGTAACGATTGTTGCTTGGCCGCGATTTTCCATCCCAATTGGCCATTAGTCCTTAGCATTGTGTTGATTCCAAACTTTGATGTAATCCAACATTGTTTGTGCGTCAGACACTTCGAATGGATCATCGTCATCACTTGAATTATTTTTGCCTGTCTCTTGGAAAATTTTAGCAACCGCTCCGTTGTCGACTAACATAGAATATCTCCAAGATCTCATACCGAAGCCTTGTTTTGGCTTGTTGACCAACATTCCCATGCCTTGTGTGAATACACCTTCACCATCACCTAGAGGTTTTACTTTTTCTATTTTTTCATCTCTGAACCATGCGTTCATTACGAATGAATCATTAACTGAAAGACAATAGACTTCATCTATCCCTAGTGCTTTGAAATCATCATATTTTTCTTCATAGCCTGGTAGTTGTTGAGAACTGCACGTAGGAGTGAATGCCCCTGGTAGTGCAAAAACAACAACCTTTTTGTTGTCAAATATCTCTGGAGTGTCCACTTCCTTCCACTCTCCTCCTATAAACGTACAGCCACCGACTGCTTCTTCATCGTTGATCCGTGTTTTGAAATTAGTGTACGGAACTTTCTTATTTCCTAGCATTGTTCATATCTCCTTTTGTTACTTTTTTTTGCATTAGATACCGCCCATAACTGGTACTTCGTAAACTGCATGGCTTCCATTCTCGCCGTCTTCGCTTACGTCTATTTCAATTTTTCTGCCTGGATATCTTTTTGTGATTGCCAAGTATAAATCATCAGATATCATTTCACAACTTTTAAAATCAAGTTTCATTGTGCCATCTGCGTACATGTTCTCCATCCATCTTTTAAACTGTATAAATTCTATATCTCTGTCGTCGTGGAATACTTCTATCGCCACCTTGAAATGGAATATGTGTCTGTGCGGGTGTCCTAGAAAGCTCACATCGTATTCGTCTCCTGTTGCAAGTTTTGGATCGTCTAATGCCGCTGGATACTTGTGGATGCCTTCCTTACGGAAAGTTACCCATATCATCTTACTGCCTTTGTTTGCTTGTTCTCTTATTGCTTGTTCGTGTTGGTTTTCAATGTCCATTTCTCCTCCTGTATTGGTTCGTCCTGTTTGTAATGTTTCCAAGATGTAAAACCTGCTGATTGTTTGAAGTTATCCATGGTCATGGTCCAAACGCCTGGATTAGTTCTGTTGAAATCTACGTCATCGACTTTTATGCAAAGTTGATCATCTTGTTCTGAATCTGGAAATATTATAGAGCAGAAAGGGATAAATTTTTCATTGTTCCATAACATCTTAAACTTTTCTTTTACTTCATTGTGAATATTGTAATTGTAATCAACGGTTACAAAGTAGCCGTCCTCTATTAATCTTTTCATTTGTGCGATTTGCATTCCATGGTTGTGCATGTATGACCGATTGGCACCATAGTACACAGCCTCGGCATTTACTGATTCTGCCAGCATTTTTATATCGTCAAAAGTAAGATCATTCCTTGCAAGGAATAATGTTTGCAATCCATACGCCGGCGTGTGTTCAACCTCCACACCTGAAAAAACGCCTACAGTTTCACTCTTGCCTGTTTTGTAGTCTCTGTCCATGCTATATTATATTACGGGTTTTTTATTTTGTCAACGTCTGTTTGGCCTTTAGTATGGCATCTTTCAATGCTAACTTGGTCTTTTTCAATCTCATCAAGAGTGTCTTGCTCTCGGAACTCCTGTCCTTTAATCTTTCTTTGGTAAGTTCCTTTACTTTCCGGTCTAGGTACTCGTGATTTTCTTCTAACTTTTTTATTTTTTTACTTTTACCCATCGCTTTTACCTCCTATTCAAATAATGAACTAAAATTGTTGGTTCCTTTTCCACCACCTGTTGCTCTTGCCCATCTGTTGCCTCTGATGTCTGCTAGATAACTTGATGCGTTGCTGATTACCTCCATAGGTTTCTCACTTGTAAATACTTCTTCAACCAGTGTGTTGAAATACAATATGTTCCTAGGAACGTATATGCTTGGTTCATCTGTTTTGTCTGACGCCTTTGTTTTACGCCAGTGCTTGACTTCTGGTCGGTATTTGATTGATTCTATGTCGTTTAAGTCATTTGCTATCTGTATTGCTCTGATTTGGTTATATACGTTGTGTGCCATCATGAGCACATAACTGAAACTGTCCCAACTAGTTGCACCAACTTTACCATTTTTATTTAGGTCATCTTTTCCATACCAACAAACGTCTTTCATTTTCAATCTACGTCCAACGCCACTATCGAATGGAAACTGTATTTCAGAACCTTTCAAGTTCTTATCATCTGGAGCCTTGTCCATAACAAATGAGAATCTGTCATTAACAAATGAGTTGTGTGTATAAACAAGTCCGTTTGCAGTTGACAAGAATGCTGATGCACTATCAAAACTTATTGTGAAATTCGGATTGATATGTTTTCTAACCTGTCTCTGTACCTGTGTAAGATAACACCCCCAATCCATCTGTGATGTTCCAAGTACGTGCATCCAGTCTTTACCGTCAAGTTTCTTCTCATCTCTCATTATGATCAGACGTTTCAGCATGACTTCCATGTCGCACATGTTGATACCACCCATTGCCCATCCTTCGAACTCGAAGTCTTTGACAGCGTCATACCATATCTGTGCAGTGTTCCAATCGTCACCTTGTAGCACGTTTAATAATTTTGTTTGTCCTAGTCTGTTTTTTTGGAAGAACTTGTTGTTGTATATTGTTCCATCGAGTGTGTCCTGAAAAGTTTTTAATCCTGTCTTTGGACTGTTAAGATCATCTGCCGCCCATGTTGGCACATCTAATGTCATTGCCCAATCACTTGTTAGTTCCAACCAGTTAAGTATGTCTGATCTAACTTTGTTTGCCTTGTTACCTTCAAAGTCTTTCCAATCAAATTTTATTACACCCTTACCTATTTGATATCCACCGGAGTCGCCAACGATTGTGCTGAACTTTCTATCTCTGTTCACAAACATGTGATCTCTGTCATTGACTTTTTCCATGTCCAAACAGGCGTGTCCTGCCGAGTAAAGTGCTGTGGGGTATGTGAACATACCTTTATCTGGATTGATAAAGTTCAATGACTCCACACCGTTTGCAAATGTCTTTGGAATCCTTTCTTCGGCTATGTGTTTGCCTTCTGTGACTCTCTGTTTGCTGATGAACGTGTTATAGAAGTTAGAGATAGCAGGCAAGAACACCGCGAAGTCTCTGCTCAAGTCTCCTAAGTGTTCCTGCTTACTATCATCTGTCGTCATTATTGCGCCTGTGCTGGTATGATGTACTGATACTTGCCTAAGCCTGAATCAACAGAGACCTGCATCGCACCCTCGTTAGAGAAGTGTAATGTGACCTTTGCCGAGTCTGAAAGTTTAAGTATCTGTAGCACCTGTCCTACAGGCCAACTCCAACCTTTGTTAAGTGTGCCCTTAACGTCAGTTGCAAATACAAACTCACCACCATGCGATGCTTGATCACCAAAAGTGAAAATCAAGTTCCCATCTTCTGTTCTCACAACAAATGAATTGTGTTCTGTGTTTGCAGTTGCCTGGAAGTTGAATCTCTGCACACTCGCCACTGAAGGTTCAATTTCAACGTCCCACTTAACACCCTTGAACTTCACTGTCTTAAGTTTCTCGTTGATTATCTCTGCGTTCATAAATCTGTAATCGTTCTTGAAGTCACCCTTTTCATTTTCGAAATGGATTCCTGTAGGAACAGTTGCACCGTTTCTTTCACCGGACAACACAGTTATGTTTGCCTTTTCCTTATACTCCGGACATTTCAGGTGGATATCCAGTTTGCCCATCTGTGGCATACCAAACGTACCATTCATTTCCGCTTGTGGTTTGTGGAAAGACCCTTGTAGGATCACTGATCTGTCTTCGGCCATTGAGTCGATTGCAGTTTCCTTATCGTCCCCAGTGATTTTAACAAGATCCAAGAATCCCAGTCCATGCGTATGTTTAACGATGTCTTTTAAGATGTCTATCATAATGTTGTTATTGTATAGTATATTTAGATCTTAGTCTAGTGTTATTTCAGATGCTCTGTATAAAAATGGATTTTGTTTACCAGGTTTACGGAATACGGCATAGTTGGCACCGGGTTGAAACTGTGACATTTCTACCACTTCGTAACCTTCCTCTTCTATCATTTTAGTCATATTACTTTTTGTGTTGTAGTTCCAATATCCGCGTTGAGCCAATGCCAAATCATGGTCATAATGGCAATCTGCATACTGTATTAATACATATCCACCAGGAATCAAAACTCTCTTCAGATCATGTAGGTAATGCTGTATATGGTTTTCTGTGAAGAACACAAAAGTGTCCCAACTGAATATAAAGTTGCAACTGCTTTGCGGAATATTGCTACATTCATGATCTTTGGTAAGAAAAAATGTTAATTTCTTCTGTCCAAGAGGATTGAATCTTCTACGTATTGGTTTCTCTACCATAGGTAGTATATCTAAGAAGAAGTTTTTATTCCATGCTCTGAACTCCTTAGAAAACATTCCATTTCCTGGACCTATTTCTAGACTGTTGTAAAGTATTGACTTGGCAAATTGGAATATTTTTGTTTGTACCTGCCTAAATAGGATGTCGTCAACATACTCCTTTTTACGTTTATTCTCAAGATCTCTTATGAACCATTTAGGAGTTTTGTCATAACGATCTACTAAATTTCTATTGTTGGCGTCTACGGCGGATTCTAAGTCTTTGAGTATTTTAAGATTTGATTTAATTAATTCTTGAATGTCTTCTTTTTTAACTTTCTCTAATTTTTCAATAAGCAATTTTATTTCTTCTATACTCAGCATACGTTTATTTAAAATTCAAACAGTTTGTTGAATGTATTACTGGTCTCTGTTGACTGCACGTCCCAACCTAGCACACCTATAAGATTATCTATCTTTTGGTCTAGTATAGTGCTCTCCATTGCGTCACCGTCAAAGGGCAGTTCTTTAAACCATTCAGGAATACGCATTTCATCAACCGGGTAGGCAATGCTGGTGTACCCCAATGGGTTTGATTTCAATTTGCATACAATTACTTTGGCCCCATCTGTAATAGGCATTGAATACTTGTCACCATACATTTCTCTACACCTGTTCCAGTTCATGCTGGCCCTCACGTGTCCTGGCATGTTTGCCTTACCTTTGGCCTTTTCTGCTTCTGTGTATTTTGTCATGTTGTTTGCTCTCTTTGGAGATCCTTTCTCCCATCCTGGTCGTGCTTTAAATTCTGCTCTGAATTCACTGATTTTTTCCAAGACCTCAGTCTCCGTTTTGCCAGTAAGCACCATGTATAACAAATCACTTAGAAAGTCTTGAACGAAAACAGGAGTGTCAGAACGTTTGAGATCAAGGCCCATTGCTTTCATCTTGCCTTCCTTGCCATCAACATCTGCTCGTTTGCCTTCTTTGTCATAGAACAACACCGCATACCTTTTCTTGGTTATAAACAATCCTTTAGACGCAACAAGTTCTCTGCCTGCGGCAATAACTTCGCCACGTGTGCTTGGACAGTGGAATGCCTTAGTCATAAATGCTTTGAAGGTGCCATTTACTTCATCAGATATTCTATCATAAAGAGTTACCACAGAATCTTTTGTCCATGGAATCACCCCTTGATCAATGTCTTTCTTCAATGTGTTGAATGCAGTAAAGTAAACTGAATCTGTGTCTCCATACACAACACTCTCACCTTTGTGATCATACTTGCCTGCAACAATTTCATTTACTTTGCTGGCCATGTGTTTTGTGATACATCTTCCTGTAAGTGTAACTGATTGTCCAATTCTTATGTCAAAGAATCTACATCCTGGATTCAAAATTGCACCGTACAAACTATTAAGATTAATCTTTTTTACAAGTTGTCTCTTGTCCCAATACTCTCTTTCTATTTCATTGTCTCCGCAGTCACGCATTTTCTGTTGCATATCTTGTCGTTCTGCGTACCATCTTTTCAGCAGTCCTGGAATAATCGCTTCATACTCATACGTGAATATTGTACCATTGGCACTCAACATCCATTTATTGTTTCCATCGTAAATAATGTCATACAGTTGTGCCGCACTCATACGCACACTTGTTTTGTCTTCCCAGTCCACAATTATCTCAGTGCCTTTTTCTTTGTTCATTACTGCTTGATATTCCCAACTTCCAAATTGGCTGTCCCATGCCGCCGCAAATGATTTCTTGGCGTGTTTGGCCCTGTTAATTTCTGCTGATGTAATCACAGGCCTGATCTGTCCTACTATAGTTTCTGGACCCATATTCAGTGCTCTAATAACACTAGGATACAGCGAGTTGATGTCAATGGAACCAATCCAGTCATGTATACCTTTCTGTGGAGTTGCCACATAGGCGCCTGCCGCTGGTTGGTTCTCCTCACCATCTTTTTTATATTTTCTTCCAGGAACCTGCATACCACGTCTGTGTGCTTCGTTCACGATTGCTTGTTCTGTCACTGCAACCGCACCCATTGTTGTTTGTAGCAACACAGTGTTTTGGTGTGCGATCTCGTTTGCCAGTTCTATAAACTTTAATTTCTTCTCAAGTTTTGCCAGCAAGTGACAGTCCTGCCTGTTGTATTCTATGAATAATCCGAAATCATTCTTGTACAAATTATCTAACGATCCTTCATACACAGTTTTCTTTTCGCCTAGTTCGTGTTCCCCTATTGCGTCTAGCCTGAAACTGTGTCTTTCTTCGTATGTGTATTTTCTGTATAGTTCTAACAAGTCTAAGTGTACACGTCCAACTAGGTCAAAACTTAACTGTTCTCTGCCATATTTTTCAAACACTCTTCTTTTTGGTTTCTCTCCCCAGAAACATAATCTTCTTGTGTCGTCTCCGCTTAGAACTTTTTGTATTCTACCAACTGTGTAAGGTATATCATATCCCTCACTGTTCCATCCTGAAAGTATGTCTGCGTCTCCAACAAGTTGTAGGAAAGCGTCCAGCATGTCTTTCTCTTTCTCAAACAACATTGTGTTGTCAAATCTCTTTGCAAGTTCTTCTGCATCTTTCATGCTGATTGTCTTTGGTGGAACTGCTAGTGTGACCAGTTGATCCGTCCAACTCATGTAACAACTTATGGCAGTTATGGGCATGAACGGATCATCTGTTGTGGAGTAACCTCGATCTGGATCGAAGTCTACCTCGATATCAAAAAACATAACGTTCAGTTTAGGAGTTTCCTTACCGAGATAATTCTCCTCCAAACATCTGAACACCGGATTGATATCGTGTTCATAAAGTTGCTTGTTTGATCTTATACGTTGCTCTTTTATGAATTCTTTATTTGTCTGGCACAACACTCTCTGTAAAGGTTCGCCTGTCATGCCTCTGTGTTTGCCTCTTGCATCAGGGTAGTAGAACACATATCTTGCATCATACTCAACGAACACTCTGCCCTTCTTTGGATCACGTTCAACAACGTATATCTTGTCTTCGTCTTTTTTGTATAGTGCGTCTATGTAACTCATTGTATGAATACCTTGTATAGTCCTATTGTGTTCATTATCGTAAACCAACCTGTCAAACACGCGATCCAAACTAATCTACGTCTTATGCCTGCCCAACACATTGTACTAGATCCTAGCCAGTACAAAGGAAACACTACACTCATTATAGGATGAGGTGATGTAAAAGTCAAGACTGCAGAACCCATTACTGTGACTATTACGGAAAACAGTTCGAGATAAAATGCTGTTGCATCTGTCTTGTAACTGCTTACCCAAAATTCTTTGAGTAATTTTATCACTAAAGTTTGCCGGCTGTGTTCAGTATGCTTTCCAGTGTGTCCATCTCGTCAGCGATGTTCTGGTAGTTGCCTTTGTGTGCAACAGATATCGCTTTGTTGATAAGTGCTGGTTTCAATTCTAGTTCTTCTGCGATTGCTTTCACGGTGTCTTTCAACCCGCCTTTCAAATCCTCAACTTCACCCAGTACCTGCGAACCTTGGGAAATTATTTGGATTAGTTTTTGCTTTTCAGCGTCATTAAAGTTTCTTACTGCCATTTGTTTCTCCTTGTTATTTTATTATTATATTATATTTGAGTACTTTTTGCAAGGTAAAATTCATTAATATCATCTAACATAGGTATGTTTTTACCATTTGCGAAATTGTGTAATAAAGACTTTAACAGATCCTTGTTTTTTTTAAGTGCATTGTAATTAGTCTCCCAAACTTTTTTAGCAAAATTATAATCATTTAGGATCTTCATATTATCTTTTATGGCTTTCTCTATACGTATGGTACTGTCTTCCTCATCATCATATTCATGATTGATGTGACCCCTAAAACAATCAAACCCCATGCTTTCTAAAAATTTCACTGTGTGTTTTGCCCCACACACAATAGGAATATTGAGTGCATGTATACTATTTGTGATCTTTTCTGTCAAAAAGACAGGTGCTCTGTTTCCGGTCTCCTCGTCTGCGATGGCTGTCTCATTAACAATTTCCACCATTGTTGTCCTATACAGATGTCTTAGATACTGCTCGAAATTGGTTGCATTATTGCAGTGTCCCAGTTGATTGTATGTTTGCCAAAGAAACCTCTGTGTACCCCACCATGGCCTAGTAAGTACTTTTGCATATGTGGCCTCCATTTCGGTGTTTGGTGGCGTGTTCCATTTGCATCCTTTGGCCACAAGGTCATTTAACGAATTGTAAGGTTTTGCCATGTGTGTTTTAACACGCATTTCTCCTTTATCGAGGTCAGCATAATGCATTAAGCAGGTGCTACTATAGACTCGAGAGTGTCGAGGGCCGAGAGTCAAAGAGATCCAATGAGGACTTTTGTTCGAAGGCTCTTTTGTAATTTCGGGAAGATTAATATATTCATTGGCCTGCAAGAAGAATTCTCCTCCCCACCAACTTTCCTTGATTGCTTCATCGCCGAACACATCGTACTCAGCACCTATCCACCAAAGTTCTGCTTGTTTTTCTGATACTTCCTTTTTGATTCGCTGTCTTGTTTTATGATGTGAAAGGTCCAAACTAAAAATTATGTTTGGTTTGTCTGCAGTCAATAAATCCCTGTCGATATTGTCTATGTTGTTTGCACCATGTCCGAAGAAGTGCATGTTGTTGTTTGGATTTTTATTAACGCAGGCTTGATATATTTCGAAAAACCGCTCATCTCCCGGCCTTCTGTGTATCATTTATTTTTTCTTTTTACTTTTGACGTTAATTGCTTTACCACGTCTATCTGGATTCTTGTCTTTTCTTCTTTTTCTGTTGACAGCGGCCGCAATGGCTTTCTTACCACCCGATGCACGTAGTGATGCCGCTCTGGATTTTGATAGGCATTTAGGTTTGCCTTCACCTTTTTTTCTGTCTCCACATTTGCCAATTCTTTCACCCTTGGTGTTGTATCTGTCCCAACCGCCGCCTCCGGCTCCACCTTTTTTGCCTTTTCCGAACCATGCTCTCAGACCAGAATGGTTTGATTCTGATATGTTGTCATGCACGTCACACGTTTTTAGATCTATATAATTTTGCCTTAGGAAATTTAAGGCAGTCTCTCTGTCGTCTGATTCGAATATGGCCTCACCAAATGCGTCATTCACATAGTACTTGCCCTCACGTTTAACACAGTTCGGCACCCTTTTGCCAAACATCGTTTTGAATCCTTTTCTGACGTATCCTTTCCAACATCTAGTGCCTTCGTCAACCAGTGCGTTCAAATCATAATTTGGATTTATTGCACCATGTTTCATTTTTGCTATCATGTCTATCTGCATAGCAACCATAAAATCGTAATCAGAAACATCATTTGTCCTGTGTGTGTAAATTTTAACCAATACCTCGTCATAGAATATCCCAAGGTCAGCGTGATGATCTAGTTTTTCTTGTGGCTTGATTGTGTTTATAAGGAACCTGATGACCTCAAAATAGTCTTCAAACTTGTATCTTTTCTGTAGGCTGTTGTCCTTGTATTCCCAGTCCGGAAGAAACTTTGCCCGTAATCTTTCTATTTCTTCTTTTGGAAGATCGAGATATTCTCTGTCGGATCCTTCTTGTATTTCGTTTATCTTCATTTTTTGCTCTTGTTACCCCAGTTGGCCGCACCCTTTTTACGACACTGTACTAGAGCACCAGAGGCATAGGCCGAAGGCCAAACTTTATATCTTGATTTTACTTTGTGATAGCAGGCATCTTGCTTCTCTGCTAATTGTTCGAATTCTTGTTCGGTGATTCCTGTTACTTCGTTTACCTTCATTTTTTGCCTAGCAGTGCTTTTTTAGCCGCTATTCTTTTTTGCTTGGCTGTTATAGGAGCCTTGCCGCCTTTCCATGCCTCGTTCACATCAGGAGTAGACTTGTCGTCTGCTTTGAATCTGCCCTTCTCCCTAGCTCTTTTTGGCTCAGTTGGTGCGTCGCCACCACTGGTTAGGATTTTTGATAACCATGT